GTTGTAAGCAATTGTTGCTGGAACTGGACGACCAACTGAGTATTGAGCACTTGAACTATTAGTAAATGGTTGGTTTTGGCAGTTCAAAGTAGTAACTGCCCATAGACATTCATCAATAGGACGAATATCAAGATTTATTTTTACTTCGTGATACTGCACATCACGATTTACCCCACCTTTCGGTGTATTTAAATAGGGTTTAGACTATATCTTAAGCCATCATTGAAGTTGATTAAACTTCTCAGACCCATTTCCGTTTAGTCGTTGAACCTTCCTCTTATCCTTATCATAACGGACTTAGAGGCTTGGCTGCGGGTTACCGATTTTATTAGAATTTTCTAATTCATACGTTGGCGTTTTTACGATATCTGAGGTCATTATTCTCAGCCATTTTAAACTTTCATTTAAAACTTCGTAGCCTAAAAATTGATTATATTTTTGATTTAATCATTAATATTTAATTTTTATTTATACGTCTTTACGGATTTCCCGAACAATTTGAAAATGTCGCTGCTTGCTAAATTAATAACAATCAACTAGCATCTGGGGATGATTAAAAAAATCATTATGAGCCCCTAACAAATTTTTCCTAAAACAGTTCTCATATGTTTTAGGTTGGATGCTTTTCTGCCCTGCAGATGTTAAGGCAATAAGAGGTAAGGCGAGACCAGGGTTTGTGCAAAACCAAAATTGGAGTGGCACATAAAGAGTTGTCTCAGGGAGTGCGTTACGAGGTGCGCAAACTTGACGAGGAGCCAAAGAGTCGCAAGGGGATTCTACATCAGAAAATGAAGGATCGGTGATGAAGGTAAGTTGAGTTGTGTTTCCAATCATCTTGAAATAGCCTGGAAGCTGTTCAGAAGTCATAGTAAGTTGGTTCCAGATGTGCATCCAGTCACCATATTGACGGTCGATTCTTTGACCACCAATTTCAACTTCAACCTGAGCGATAAGTTGTTCACCAGGGAAATCTAACCAACGTGCATATACACCGGTGTTTTGACCAGTTGTGTAGTTTCCAAGACCCATAAGCTGGTTAATTTCAGGTAGAGTAACTTGTAGATAAGTTCTGTAAGCTAAATCACCATTTCTGCTAATAACACATTGGACACGACGACCGAAATCGGCTTGTCCATTAAAAGTTTGTTCAATTGATTCAATTCCAAAGTTAGTATATCTGCGATAAGTAACTTTCCAAAAAGTAATTTGAGGATTACCTGTACATTTCCTCTACCTTATCTTTCAATAAGGAGTAGACTATATCTTAAAAAGAATTCATATTTGAGTTTAATATAAATTCTCTCGAAAACCATTTAGTCGTTGAACCTTCTTCTTTAAATTTTTCTAATTTTTGTATAATATTATTTATTTGATTGACATCAATTTCTTTTTTAGATGAATTATATTTTAATGTAACTGGTGTTAAATTAGACCAATTCCAACATTTAAATTTTTCATCTTCATTTGTTAAATCAAATTTACAAACAGGTATGATATGATCAATAGACCAATATGAACCATAATTGTCCCAGTTCATTTCTGGAAAAAAATTATATTCAAACCATTCTCTTAAATATTGAATATTACAACCGATATAATTCATAGTTGAAACATTTTTAACAAGAACAGTTCTTAAACGTGCAGCTAAGGATTTTTTTAGTCTATAATTAATATTAGTTTGACTTTCAATCCTACACCATTCCGTTTTCTGTTCTGTTAAAAATTTCGGATAACAAGAAATACAAATCTTTTTTTTATAAAACTTTTTAAGTTTAGAAAAATCTTTTAATAATTTTTCTTCATGACATTTTTCACATTTTGCCATAAAAGTTTGATTTTTTTTTGCCTTAGATTTTTTTTTCTTATTTTATCCTTTTCATTTAAACATTTTTTACATATTTTTGAATATGAATTTTCTCTATCATTATATTTTCTATATTTATCAATTGATTTGTTAAATTTACAATCATCACATTTTTTTTCATCCATGTTTGTATTTATATAATATTTGTTTTTATATATTAATTTTTAAAAATTAAAGAAGCTTGGCTGCTCATTGCCCATTTCAATTAATCATATTATAAATTAATTGCATCTTATTCATTTTTACTATACCCAAGTTTTTTGTCTTGGCCACAATTCACTCACGAAAATTGTTTAGTAGAATAAGTTTTAGGGGTTTCAAGCAATTTGATTTTCTTACCAGGGTTTTTCAAATTAAATAATTTTAATTTCCCTGATTAACATCAGTGGTACTCCATATAAAGAGCATCCACAAAAGGCTTTATGAATATCTTATTTTTTCGATATTCCCTGATGTTTTTCTACCCTACAGGTTTTTAAGGTAAACATCCTGCGATGATCCCTAATATTTCTAAAAGGGCTAGAGTACACCTTAAGAGATTTCTAGTTTGACTAAAACTATCATTAATCCCCGATTGCCGTCTACTCGTTGAACCTTTATCTTATATCTGTCTAAAATATTACACCTTAACAGGTGGATATAAGATACTTGGCTTCGGATTATCCAATCTTTAGCGTTTTTACTATGCCGTCGGTCATTACCCTACGGTATTATTTATGTCACCATAAATAAGAAGTATCTAAAGCTCTAAGGAAGTTCCCGCAATTTGACAATCTTGCGAAACAACTAAATAATAATTGTTCCACTAGCAAGTTATATAATTGAGATAGGTGAAATCTCAATTCGTATATTTACACTGTTTTCTATCATGGAGATATACGACCCACAATAGCAGCTCACTGTTGGCGCCCAGAATAGTTAAGCGCCATAAGCTACAAGTTGCATTAAACCACCACCCATTTTATACAATTGCTAAAGAAAAAAAAATTACAAATTTTAATTTAATTAATTAAATAATTACATAATTAAATTAATCATCTCCATAAAATAATTATGTGATAATTTTATTTACATCTAAATTTGATGTCATAAATTTTTTCAAATATGTTTCATCTAGTATCTCTTTTTTACCTTCGTGAGACTTTGTAAAAACATACGACGTGTTTCGTTTTTTTACAGACCAACCCTGCTCAATAGAATTAAATAATAAAATCATTTTTTGAAATTCAATAAAATCAATTTTAACATTCCCATTTTCTAAATTTTTTAGGGTCTCTAAATTAATTTGAATATCCATTAATTAGACTAATCAAAATAAAAATCATACTAAAACTTAAATATAAATAATATATTTCTTTATATTATTAATTAAATAAATTGTGTTAATTTAATTTAAATGCCTAATTTTAAACCAAAAACTAACAAAAAAATAAGGTTTAATAAAAAATCTTCAATTACACTCGACATAAAACACAAAGAATTTTTAAATGAATTTGTAAAAGATGAAAATGACAGAATTCCAGAATTAAAAAGTTTAAGATATGAATTAAAACAACAGTTAGAAAATAATTTTAATATTGAACAAAGATTGGATTTAGAAGATAAAATTGAAAATTTAACAGAAAAAATAAAAGAAATTAAAAACAAAAAGAGAGAATATTTTCTTGATAATTCAAAATTTATTTTTGAATATTTTGAAAATAAAAAAAATATATCAAATGGTAATACGGGTCAAACCATTACAAATAAAACCAAATTAATAAACGATTTTTTTAAAATTAAACAAGAAAAAGATGAAGATAAAATAACACATAACGAAAATAATAATATTGTTCAAAAATATCTTAGTAATATTGATGATAGTTTTATTGATGTTAATTCTTTTATTTGTCAAACAAATATATGTAAAATTTGTCATAAAGGCGAATTAATTCCTCTAGAGGATGAAGGAATTATGGTTTGCAATGAGTGTTCTAGAAGTATCTCTTATTTAATTGAAAGTGAAAAACCATCATATAAGGAACCACCCAAGGAGGTTTGTTTTTATGCTTACAAAAGAATCAATCATTTTAAAGAAATTTTATCTCAATTTCAAGGAAAAGAAACCACCCAAGTTCATACAGACGTTATTGAAAATATTAAACTTCAAATTAAAAAAGAGAGAATTAATTTAGAACAACTTACAAATTTAAAAACTAAAGAAATACTTAAGAAACTTGGCTACAATAAATATTACGAACATATACCATTTATTAAAGACAAATTAGGAATTAAACCACCAATTATGACACCCGAATTGGAAGAAACATTATGTAATCTTTTTATCGAACTTCAATCACCTTATTCTAAATATTGCCCAGATGACAGAGTCAATTTCTTAAATTATTATTATACTGCTTATAAACTATGCGAACTTTTAGGAGAAGAAAAATATTTACCCCTATTACCATTATTAAAAGATAGAGAGAAAAGAATAGAACAGGATAATATATGGAAAAAAATTTGTGAAGAATTAGATTGGGAATTTATCCCTACTATTTAATTACAATGTTAATAAATTTAATAATTATTACTATATTTAATTCTAACTAGCTAAGAATCTAAACATCGTCTTCGTCATCTTCAATGTCTTCAATGTCTTCAATGTCTTCATCGTCTGTATTAACTACTGCTTCTACAATTTCGTCTTCTAAATCATCCTCAATTTCGATGTATTGATTATTTATCCATATTACCTTCCGAGTATTAAACAACTTATTCATATTTATAATTTCTGGTTTTTCAGTTTCTGATGTAAATAATTTTAAAATTTGTTCATCATCTCTAAATCTTACAGTATAAGTTTGTTGTATATTATTTCTTCCAATTCTTCCCATAGCTTGAATAATTTTTTCTTGAGTTAGTTTTAAATCTTTGCTTAGAAACCCGTGACAAAATTGATAATTTGTTCCATAAATATAATCACTTGAAGCAATAATCATATATAATTTTTGCAGATCTGCAAGTTTCTTCATTATTTCAGTGTAAGCTATATTTTCGTGATTTATAAATACTCCAATACCCATCTCAATAAAACCTTCCATGTATTGTCTACACCGTTTAATGCCATTATTTCTGAAACAATTCCTTCATCTACACTACTTGTAAAAGCTCCTTTTGCACTAATTCCTTCTGCCCATTTATCTAAATGCATTTTACGATTTGGAATGAAAGTATCATTCAATGAAGCTGCCTTAATCATAATCTTTAATGTTGTAATCTCTTCGCTTATTTTTGATATTGCACTTTTATTTACAAATTCATCAGGAATATCTTTATTTGATTTTTTAGAATCTTTATTTGATTTTTTTCTACCAGATACTTTGTGTTTTCCATCAGAACCAGATATTTCATTTTTAACCTTTTTACCATAATTCTCGTTTATTATATCTAAATCTGTTTCCAATATATGCAATCTTTCATTAATAACATTATTATATTCTATTTTTTTCATTATATCTTCCATTACGATCGTGGGAATATTTGCTTGTTGAACACAAAATTTCGCAATTTTCTCAATATCATCTGAAATAAATATAGTTGGACCATCTGTTAACGTATTCGCATCTTTTGTAGTAACATAAACGCCTGATGTTCCCTTTTTTAAAGAAGTATCAACATTTGATTTTATGCTTTGTTCACTAGCTAATCTAGTTAGTGGCTCTCCAGATAATTTGGTTGTTATTGATTTAGTTATATCATTCAATATACATAAACTTCTTGCTTTCATAATTCTATTTCCTTTTGAATCTACATTACTATTTTCTAATATTCTAGGTTGTCTTATTTCTATAAAATGTTTATATATATTACTCCAGCTATTGCTTTCGATATTTTGTAATAGATTAATATAATACATCTTTATATTTTTCATATTTATGTCATCTAAAGTTCCAAAATGTCTATCTAAACGAGTTTTAGAATTACCATAATTATTCAAATTTACATATGTAATAAAATTAACAACTTCTTTTAAATCAAAGTATCTTAGAAGTGTATAATAATTATTACAATGCTTAGCAACATCTTTTATTTTATTATAATCTTCGTGCATATAATGCGGTAATACTACAAAACCATCTTTATTAATTAAAGGAATCGATTTTTTACAATCATGACTAACAATATTACAAATTTCAGCTCCAGGAAATTTATTTAAGAAATCTGGAATTGTCTCACTTAATTCATTATGTTTAGGTAATGTTGCAGATGATAATACAACATTAGGTATAAGATTTTTCTTCCAATTTTTTCGAATAGTATTGTGAAATTCGTGTTCCTCATAATCTAATGTAATTGTCGGTTCATCCCAATACATAATTATATCGTTTGCTTTAAAGAAGGCAAGCATATAATACATAGCTGGCAAATAAGATTTAATGTCGCAAATTATTATTTCAACATTGTCGCCAACACTATTATCTACTTTTCCAATTCCACCTGTTCTTTTATTACGACTAAATTCTTTTGCTGCAAAATAATGTAATCTAATATCATCTGCGCTTGCACAACCAAAAGCAAATGCAATTTTTTTGTTTACTGAAATTGCTGCTCTTGCTAAAGCTAATCCTACATGTCTAGCAGCACAAACAAATATTATCTTTTTTTGTTCAGACAAAGCAATTGGTGTAAGAGTCTTTCCTGTACCAGTAGGTGCCATATACAATATTAATTTTGATTTTAATGACTTACAAGCTGTAAATATATCCTTTTGATGTTCATATAACATTAGGTCTCCATACTTCAACAAATTTTCATTTTTCTCGATAAATTCAACTCCATTTTCTATAATTATTGATAAATTTATATGATTCGCAAATATTTCTAATACTATATTAACCAATTCTTTAATGGTCTTATTTATTTTTACTATATTATTTCTTATTAATTTATATAGGGTAAAGTAGTGAAAATGAAATAATTTAGAGTTTGATGTTTTTTTATTATATAAAATTTTTTCTATGTGGGTTAATAATGTGTATTCGTATATATCATTATTTTTTAAAGTATTTTCATCAAATCTTTCTAGACGAAGTTTATCAATAGAATTTAATTTTATTTCTTTTCCAATTTTCATTTTTTTATAAGAAGAATCTATAATTTTTAATTCTTTTTCAATTTTATCACCTCTATCACGCAAATATTTATGGTATAAATAATCTTCCATTTTATCTGAATATTCTATCTTTAAAAATGTAAATATAGAATTGTTATTATTTATTTTAACATTAACATCCGCATAACCTTTAATAATCATATTTAAAATATTAATTTCACCGGTTGAAACCAAAATCTCTATAGAGTTCCATTCAGATTTATTAAGTTTTCTTTGCTTTAAATCCATTTTATGAGCTAGTATGTAATAATATACTCGTGTCTTTAAATTTATTTTTTATCTCAATTTTTTTATAAATTATTATAAGTTACTACCGAAATTTACACCTTTTATAATTTATCTTTTTTACATATTTAAAATAAAATTGAAATGAAATAATATACAATAGTAAAAAGTATTATATATTATTAAGATGTCAGACATTTACACAATTGTTTCTATTGAAGGAAATATTGGTTCGGGTAAAACAACACTTTTAGAAAAATTACGCGAACATTACACAAATAATGAACAAATCATATTTTTAAAAGAACCTGTTGACGAATGGGAAAAAATTAAAGATGAAAATGGAATTTCAATCCTTGAAAAATTCTATTCTGACCAAAATAAATATTCATTCCCTTTTCAAATGATGGCATTTATTTCTAGGTTAAAAATTTTACGAGACATAATAAATAAAATTAAAACACAAGTAAATAAAAAATTTATAATTATAACAGAACGCAGTTTACATACAGATAAAATGGTTTTTGCAAAGATGCTTTACGATGATAATAAAATTGAACATATTAATTATCAAATTTATTTAAGTTGGTTCAACTCCTTTTCAGAAGAATATCCAGTTCATAAAGTCGTGTATGTTAAAACAACACCTGAAAAATGCCATTTAAGAATTTTAAAAAGAAGTAGAGACGGAGAAGGAAATATACCTCTTGATTATCTTAATAATTGTAGTAATTATCACGATAATATGTTAGACAAAACATCTGATACTTGCATTTGTCAAGAACAACTAATTTTAGATGGTAATGTTGATATTTATAAAAATGAAAACCTTGTAAATGAATGGATATGTGAAATTAATAAATTTATAAAAAAATAAAAATAACAACTTATTTGTGATAAATATTATGTTTTGATGAATAAATCATTTCATAAAAAAATTTAAAAAAAAATTGTATTAAATTTGAAATATTTTTTATTGAAGGTATAATAATTGATTCTGGAATATAACATTCATTATCTTTTTCTTCATCTTCATCTTCATCCTCATCCTGAACTTTTTCTTCATCTTCATCTTTTTCTTCATCTTCATCTTCATCCTCATCCTGAACTTTTTCTTCATATTCATCTTTTTCTTCATCCTCATCTTTTTCTTCATCCTCATCTTTTTCTCCATCTTCATCTTTTTCTTCTTCAGATTCATACGAATCTGATAGATCAAATAATTCTGGACAAGAATCAATGTCATTGCTAATTTCTAAATCATACATAATATTTGGAATATAAATATGATTTTCTTTAGTTTCATCCTTAGTTTCATCTTTAGTTTCATCCTTAGTTTCATCTTTAGTATAATTATTCACTTCATTAGCCCAATCATTAAGATTAAACAAATCTTTTGAATCTCTACACTCATTATTTTTTATATTATTAGAATGTTTTAACATAGTTTATTTATAATTTATTAAAATATATAATCTCTAAATCAGTTATTTTAATAATTATTCACTTTTTTTTCACTATTTTCACTATTTTCACTATTTACGCTATTTACGCTATTTTCAATATCAATGCATCTATACTCTTTATAAAAATCATCGTATGACTGACCATTGTATAATTTTTCATTATATGGTTCTTCATTGTACAATTTTTCATTAGACTTTTTTCTAACATTTGATATTAATGTCAATTTTGAAATATCAGCCAAACCATCTTGAATACGTTTTTTTAATACGCAGCTGATTTCGATTAATTTTATGTACCGTCCATAACATTCATCTAAAAAAATTTTTTCTTCAACATTTCTATTTTCTTTTTTTAATGATAAAAATTTATATATGTCAGTTCCTAAAACATAATAATCTTTTGATGATATTAATGCCAACTCCATCTGTTTATTTATGGCAAAAAATAATTCTATACTTCCAATTATTCCAACCGTCATAGCTAACCCACAATTTATTAAACTTATCGACTGTTGATTTATAAAAGGTTGCAATCCTACACTAAACACTGAATTTAACGCAGATATTATTATAATTGGTAATCTATAGTATTTTAATGTTGTTTTTAATTCTAAATATTTTTTTTTATGTTCTTTTGCTAATAAAATAGAATTTTGTCTTAAATTATTAAGTATAATTTCTATATCGCTAAGCATATAATATAATTATAAGATTAAAATTATTTTACCAAGTGTTTAACAAATTTTCGCGTTCATCTTCAGTATATTCATTACCAAGTTGATTTAATAATTCTACAAGTTTTTTAGGAGAATATTTTTCCATAATGCGTTTCTCTCTAACTATTTCCCACAACCACTTTCGAAATTTAGATTTATATTTTAAATGATAATATAAAATGCGAAATTTATTCATAATATTAATATTTCTTTTAATTATTTGAATATCATTTGATCTGCCAATTATATCGCATATAGGATTTTCCTCAAAATAAAATGTGTATACCATTTCATTTAATCCAGAATTAAACCTATTTATATTATTATAGGTACAATAACATATTTCTAAATTGTCGTTTAATTCTGGAAGAATTGTTATTTTATTTCGCGAACAATCTAATCGTTCTAAATGGTCGTTTAGTTTTGGAAGAGTTATTAATTGATTATTTGAACAATCTAATCTTTCTAAATGGTTGTTTAATTCTGGAAGATTTGTCAGTTGATTATTTGAACAGTTTAGACCTTCTAGAATACAGTTTAATTCTGGAAGGTTTGTTAATTGATTATTTGAACAATTTAGTATCTCTAAAATTCTGTTTAATTCTGGAAGAGCTGTTAATCGATTATTTGAACAATTTAACACCTCTAAAATTCTGTTTAATTCTGGAAGAGATGTTAATTGATTATTTGAACAATTTAACACCTCTAAATTTCTGTTCAATTCTGGAAGAGCTGTTAATTGATTATTTGAACAATTTAGCACCTCTAAATTTTTTGGTAAAAACGAAATACTTGTAAGTTTATTATTTGAACAATTCAATACTTCTAAATATACAAATTTTGACAAATCAGGCAATTCTGTTAATCCTTTTGAAGATAAGTTAAGTTCAATTGCATTATTTGATAAACAATTTAAATATTCAACTACACAAAAAGTCATTTTATTAAGTATTTAATAATTATTAAACAATATTGTAATTATAATATACACTTATAAGTTAAAATGCTCTCATTTTTTTTATAAATAATTGTATGATAAGTGTGTTAGAGAGAAATTTATAGTTAGACTGCACAGATGGATTTGAAATATCTAAAAACTTTATATTATTTATAATATTCAAAATAATTAATTTGGCTTCTTCTACATCTAACTTGAAAACTTCATCTTTAATCTTAAACTTAGATAATAATAAGTGTATAAAACTTTCTACTATTTTAATGTCTACAAATGGAACTGGAATAGATAATTCTATTTTGCCATATTTACAAATTTGTTTATAAGGTTTTATACGCTTATGCACATTTTTAGAAAATCCTATTTTCAATTCTGGCTTTTCCTTAGTCGTATCAATATTATAGATGTAAATATTTGGTATTAGTTCTGTTTTTTCTAATTCGCAAGTTAATAATTGATTTTCTTCATCTTTTTCTTTTACACCTTTTAACATTTCAAACGCCGATTTTACGGCATAAAAAATAATTAAAAAATGTAAAATCAATAGGCGTGCTTACTCTTACGAGGTTGTTTCTTAACACCGATTGTCTTACTTAACCCTGTCTTTTTATTTCCACAGGTGAAAGAATAAAACAAGAAAAATAAAGAAGAATTACAAATAATTATTTATAAAAGGTTTATAAATAATCGGCGTTTGAAATGTTAAAAGGTGTAATTCCTTTTTATTGTCTTCTAATTGTTTCTTTAATTCACTACCTTCTTCTTCAATTGTTTCTTGTAATACTTCTTCCATATTCATATAATATTCATGAATCTCGGATGCTTTTTTAGTTTGAGATTTTAAACATAATGATTTACACCTTTTAACATTTCAAATGCCGATTATTTATTATTTCCAATTTTTTAACACTTCATCCAAATCATCATTCTCACCTAATTTTTTTATTAAATTAATTGGATGAAATATTTTCTTTATTTTTGGTTCTCTTACTTTTTCCCATAACCATTTTTTAAATTGTTTTTTGTATTGTAAACAATACCATAAATGACGAAAATACTTAAATACTCGTATATTTTTTTTGACTTGACGATAACTACTATTGCTATCTGATAGTGCTATTTCGTAAAAAGCGTTCTTACTTATATTACTAAGATTAAGGGTTAAAATGTCGTGAGATAAAGAAGTTTCATATGTTTCAATTTCGGTTTCAATTTCGTCTGTCATTTTAAAATGTATAAATTATAGTGTTTAATTTTGTATACTTTAAAATAAAAAATTTGTTTCAATTTTTTATTATAAACTATTTTTATATGGTTAATGACTATATAAAAATCGGCATTTGAAATGTAAAAAGGTGTAAAACATTTAATATTTAACATTATTTTTTTGACATTATGTCCACCACTTCCTTTTTTTTGCTTATCCTCAAGGGTAAGCAAATTTTCTTCTAAAACCGCTAATGCGGCGCATAAGCGGTTTTCTTATAATCTATTTCAATCATAAAATGTTTTTCCAATAATTGTTTATATTTCTTCTAAAACCGCTTTCTCTTCAGAGAAAGCAAATATTTTATAAAAATAAATTATATAGATTATTTTTACCACTTATTAGCTTTTTTAACACTAATTTTTGGTCCTGCGCCACGTTTTTTAACGTTATTAGGGTCATATTGTTCTTCTTCATCATCATCTTTTAGACCTTTTGATAATTCCCAAAATTCTTTAGACCCTAATCTGAAGTCGCCGTGATTTTCAGCTTTATACCAAAACACTTGGTTATGTAATTTATTGGATTTTGAGTTATTATTGATTACCAAGCACTCATAATTCTCTGTACATTGGTCCTTAACTTGACAAAAACTTTCAAAAGTAGGAAACATACCGGCATAATTTTCATAAATTCTTTTTCTGTTAGCAATATAATTTTCTCTCAAGATAAAAACGTAATCTATATTGGTGCGGAGAGTTG